CTATTTTAATTATTGATACTGACCTATTTCCTATTTTATGTAATGTTTTTTTGGTTTCCACACTATTACCATCTTGACAAGAAGTAAAAGTTAATAATGTTAATGCTATAAATAGTTTATTCATTCTATTCTGATTTAAAGGTTTCGTTGTAGTATTGATTGTAATACCATTGTACTCTTTCAATTGTTTTAACATCTGATATTCCAAGTGTTTTTTCACTTTCAAGAAATTTATTCCAATTAAGGTGTTTTTCTTTCTCCATTTCTTTGGCTTCTGTTAATAATAAATCAAGTTGATTTCTAAATTCAAGTACATCAATATTTCCTTGTTCTCTTTGTGTCATTAACTCAATTACTTTTGAGTTATACCATTCTACTGCTGTTTTCATATTCTATTTACTTTAATTATTAACTTCTCCCAGATGTCGGCTCTTTGCCTTGCTTGAGCAGATGAGTCTGCTTCTACGATCTTGCTGAATCTCATCCACTGTCCTTGAGTGTATGCTTTGTAGTGTATTATCCACATTGTTTATTGCTTTAAGGTAACGGTGGTAAAGGCTCTCATTGAACCTATCCCACCCTTTAATATATGCTAAATTAATCATCCTATTACTCCCATGATAGTTAGTACTATAGTAACTACCAGGAACATTGCACCCATGATAAGGGTATCACGTATTGCTTTTTGATTCTCTGTCATGATTATAAGTTTTTATAAGTTTCTTCATAATATTCATCAGGACATAATCCACTTGTATGGTGAAACATTCCTTCTTCAAATGCTGTTTCTATCTGTTGTTTTTCCATTTCTAATGCTTGTTTCCATTTATCTGGAGAAAGTATAATTACTTGTTCTTCCAACCACTGTAGTGCTGTTTTTTCCATGACTACAAGTTTTGAAGGTTAGCTTTGTACATCTCAAGTCTTGCAAGTGCTCGTGCCTGTGTGTGCAGTCTGTTTTTATAGCTGGCAGTAAAGTCTGGTAGCATCTCAAACTTAGCAACCATCTTGATGTTGTCTGATGTCATCCTAAGTCTGGTGATCATACCATCAATCATCCACTGAGCATCCTCAATAGCTTCATTGAGTGCTTCGCTGTCTTGTACATAGCCATCCTCACAATACTTGCATTCATAAGATACATCATATTGAGGGTCATTATCCCATGTACTGTTGGTGTAAGTTCTGCCATTTCCTTGGCACTCTTCACATTCTTTAATAAACTTTTTCATATTTTTCCGTATTGATTACCTTACAAATGTAGTCATAATTTCCATACGTGCAAATAATAATTAACAATCTGTTGAAAATAATTGTAATTTATAACCATTCTAAATAAGAATATTAGGTCTGGACGGGATAAAACGGGATAATTTAGACATAAAAAAAACCTCCTAAGTGTGCATCATTGATAGGCATAGGAGGTGTATTAGAATGACCTGCTAACTGTTCTAATGGTAAGTATGCAGGTACTGTTAATCAAATCTATTTTTCGTTAACACGTTTTATATATATGTTAACACAAAGGTACTATTTCTTCTTGAATCTTTTGACTATGAATTTAGAAGCTAAGGTTGCAAGAGCTTTGAGAAACTTATTCTCAGATACTACCTCTACTTTAGTGCCAGTCTCATCCTTTGTGATGTGCACATCTACCTTCTTGCCGTCATACTTTAAGTCATGATTAGTGCCATCCTTGTGGTATTCTATCTCTGCCTTGTTGGTCTCTATGATTAGATCCACTTTCTTAGGTCTGCCTACTTTCTTTGCCATATTAGAACTCATTTAATAAAACTATTGATACTCTGGGTTGATCCTTTGCCATTTTTACCATGCGTTCATACTCTGGGTTGTTGTTAAGGACTAAACATCCCTCTGACCAGCCGCCAATTTGTGTTGCCACTTGTTGACTACCCTTGTTATATGTTGCTCCATGGATATTAAGGAATATTAAATCAGTCATTACAGCCGTTGTAGGGTTGGTTTTACCATCATTGGTATAGTCACGCCTGTATGGAACGCCTTTAATCTGTCTAAGAGCCTCCATTTTGCCTCTGTGCTTACCGTATGCATACGAGTCATAGTTCCATTGGTCTGCTTCCATTACAGCAGTCCCTTTATTGCCTTTATTTGTCGTGCAACTTGTTACAAATTGGAAGGATGAGCCCTTGAAAATGTAGCACTTGTCATCAAAGATGTTGTTGCCATCCTCATTTGACCTAACAAACAACAGCCACATATCAGCTGGGATGTTCTTATAGGTAGGTAGTGACTTGACTCTATCAAGTAATTGCTTATCAGTGTAACTCTTAACGTTGCTCATTGCTTTCTATTGTTAGTTGTGATAAGGTTGCCGCTACAGTACCAGCTGTGATAGCGTATGTTGCCACAGTTACTAATGCCGCTGGCAATGTGATAGGTGCAGCAATGATAACACCTGCTACAGCACCTACTGTGATTGCTATTCTCTGCACTCTCTTCCAGAACTTAGGAGTGGGAGCTGACCATCTTTCTTTCATACTCATCTTGTTAATTGTACTTCTATTAGTTTCTTTACTGACTGAGTTAGCTCACTGATTTGTTCTGCCAGGTGCTTAATCTCAAGCTGAGTCATCTTCTCAATGGCCTCATACTTGAACCTGGACTCATTGTCAACCAGTTCAATCTTACCCTTGAGCCTTCCTTGAGTCTCAATAATTCTCTTCTGCTCTTCTGCTAATGCTTTGATATCTGAGTGCACCCCTTTAAGGAAGTATGCTACACCAGAGATCAGTATTGTTATAATCGTGAAGGCTATTTCATTAAAGTCCATTACAATATCAGTATTGAGTTGTTGTATCCGTTCTCTCTCATCCCACCACATGGGCATCCACTATGGCATTGGCCTACACAGTCACAATCGCATCTGTCAATCATAGGCCTAAGGTCAGTATCTCTGTTGGTAGGGGAAGTGAAGCCAGGATATAAGTCCTTATTAGCTATCAAGTACCTAATCAACCTCTGCTCAAAGAACGAAGCCTTCTGTGCATAGTGTTCCATCCCAAATGCAACCTCACTACGGCTAACAGATGCAGAGAAGTCACCGAATTGAGTCTGTAGTCCTTTGTTCTTGAGTTGGTATGTCAAGCCAAAGACAGCATCCTCTGCTGATCTCCATGCAATCACTGGCTGTATGAAGGCAACAAGTGCCTCCTCATCATTTGTCAACGTCTGACCGTTGTATGCAGCCAGTAGATAGTTGTAGTATGTTGTTCCTAAGATAGGCATTACTCTAAGTTGAGCCTGTGTAGCTATGTATGGTGTAACATCTGTTACATCCACATTAGCTGTGATAGGTGTGTTGGTCTTGAGGTATGTCTCTGTTATAAAGTATATCATGGTGCAGGTGTTTCTGTTGGTATTATATCACCGCCTTCTATAGGAGGTAGGGATGCAAGTGATCTAACCTCATTCGGAGTCATTGCATTCAATACTTTGGTAGCTACTAATGGACTCAATGAGTTGATGGCATCAGCTGTCTTAGATGCATCTCCTTCTATCTCAACAATAGTCTCATTTATTATCTGGAAGTTGTTAATCATGTACACACCTGGTATCTTAGCCAGTGCCAATAGCTCGTTCACTATCTCCTCTACCTGGTCTCTCAATGGCATCACTACATTCTTCTCAAATACAACGTATGCCTGCTTGATATCAGCTCCACCACCAAGTGCTCCTGTGGTTCTTACTCCCATCAAGATAGGGTCAATGGTATGTGAGAAACATATCTGCTCAGTATTGAGTGCAGAGGCCTCATGGAAGAGCTTATCATTGCTGTTGGTAGGCAATGGCTCTATCTTTGGTAGTGCATCTTGACTGTTAGCAAAGAATGCCACAGCCTTGCCGGCATTAGCTGCACCTTTCAACCTATCAATGGTTTGCTTGATCATGTGTTTCTCCTCTTCTGACTGTGGTCTCTTAGGGAACATCATAGCAAAGGAAGGGAACACTGAGTTTTGGATGTTACTCTTAGCAAAGTAACTTAGCTCACCACTCAAAAATGCAAAGTTAAGTGCACTTGTATATTGTGGCAAGGAATACCACTCCTGACCTAAGGTCATGATCTCATAAACATACAGTTGCTCAAGATCTCTGTTGGTAGGATGTG